GACCTGTATTTTTTACAGGAAACTTTGAATATATGGTTGCGTCTGCTGTGGGAAATATTTTATATACTGCCATTGTTTATTCTTTAAAATGTTACTACTCTACCTTTTATGTCTGTTTGAGGAAATTTTAATTCAAATATAGAAGGATCTAACGAAGGATATATTACATTGTTTAAAGTCGCAGCTTTAATATCGTAAGAGTACTTAGAGTAGTTATTTGCTTCTCCTGATTTATTGATTATTGAAACTTCTTTAACTGTTTGAACTCCGTCTATTTGATCCAATAAAGCATATAGATCTCCCAATATGATAGGTTGATTTATTTGCCAATTGTCTTTATCGAAATAATTCTGTAAAGATAAAATACATCTAGCTAAAACGTCTTGGCTGGTATAGTTAGGTCTTATTACAATATCAAAGTTACAACCAATATTAATTATATAGGCTGACTTAATGTTTATAGCGTCAGTCAACATTCTATAATCTGATATGTAAGTTTTTAAATTTTCCATAAGAGGCATAGAAGGCGTAGCCAAATGATTAGCGTTGTCTAAACCTAATACGTAAAGACTCACCATTATTTGATCTCTTTGGCTATTATCGGCAGCTAAATAGTTTGTATATGTAGCGTCGTCTTTTGTGATATACGCTTTAGAAATTTTACCAAATTTAGAAGGCATACTTAAACATCTTGCTAAATAATCCTCTTGAGTAACAGCTCTTAATTGACTTGAGAACTCTGCTTGAATGTTTAATTTCAATTCAACATCAGAATCTCCATCTCCACCGCCAGAAGCTGGGTCGATATTGTTGGTTACTACAGTATTTTCGAAAGAGTAATCTGCGGCAGTTACTGATTTGTTTACTATATAAGTTAATTCGTTAGATAAAACGTTAGCAGAAGCTCCACCTCCAACTAAGTAAGTAAACGTTAATGTAGTATTTTGAGGAGCTAATCCGTAAGTTTGTGTAGTAACAAAATTAGTAGGATCGAAAGCTGTGTTCAATAAAGTTAAACCAGAAGTAAGACCTACACCAACTGCGTTAGGATTAGGAATTACGCTAGTGTCTGAAACTTGATTTATACCAGAACCAAATTCAATATTCATAGTTCCATCAGCTTGATATCTTGTAGTGAATCTTCTAGGAACCGTTAATTTTTCTATCATATAAGGCACTTGGTTAGCGCTTTGATAGAATTCTGGGTAATTAGCCGCTGTGTTGGTTACTGGATCTAAGATATAGTCTTGAGCTAAGTAAGGTACTTCGTACCATAAGTTACCATTCGAATCTTGTACTTTTAAAATGGTAATGATATCGGTGTCTTGTAAATTTATAGTAACAAATCTTTCAGCAGATCCAAAGTTAAACTCTTGTGTTTTAACTTGACCTGATATTGCTTGTGTATTCTTTTGTAGTAAGAAACTAGTTGGAACTCCGAAAGAATCCACTGTATAAGTAGAAACTGTAGTAGGATCTAAAGAAGAAGAGGTAGTAAAGTCTACTTTATTTGGAACATAAAAGAAATTAGAAGTGTCTACGTTAGATCTTATTTGCATTCCTTCAGCGATAGTTACAGCGTAAGTAAAGTCAGGAACAAAAGTACCGGCTTCGTTAGCAGATGGAACTTGTTGATAAACTTGAAGGTTCGCAACTGCTGCAGAAGTAGTCTTTGGTCTATAACCTAACATGTAAGCCATAGAGTACAAATTACCCTTTTGTTTTGCGTATTGTAAAAAAGTTTCTTGTAATTGATTATCTAAATAGAAAGATAAAACGTCTCCAACGTAAGCCGCCATTTCTATAAACATAGAACCTGGTGAGGCTTGAGTAAAATCGTTGTATACCGTAGGGTAATACGATTTAGCATATTCTATCAAGTCCGATTTGAACGAACTAAAATCTTTATTGAGATATTTTACATCTGTACTGTTTGGCATCTTTATACGTTTTGTATTGTCAATAACACTTCGTCTGACTCTTTTGTATTTCTAATATTATAACTAAATTCTATATTGATAGCTCCTATATTAACGTCCGAACTAACTACCAAACTAACTATATTAACGTTTGGAAAATTTGTTTCTATTTGACTGATTAGCATAGTTCTTAAATCGTCTGTAGTATTTGTTTCCAACTGCTCGAATAAGAACGATCTTAAACCTGCTCCAAAGTTAGGACTAAAAGGTCTTTCTCTAGGATCAGTTAACAAGAAGTTAATCAAGTTATATTTAGTCTGATCTTTAGTGCTATACACGGTATTGAAAACGTTAGAGGTAGAAAAAGGAATACTAACGCCTACTCCGGTAGAAGGGCGCAAATCAAGGGGCGATATTTTTCTTGCGTTATATGCCATTATATTACGCCTTTAGATCTCATTTTACTCATTAAATCTGTGAAATCAGGTACTTCGTTTATTTGTACCATGCTTGGATCAGAACTAGGTCTTGCTGTTGCCAACATACCATTAACGTCTCCTACTGCAACTTGCTTTGGTTGAAAGAAGCTAGTTGGGTCTACTCCTATTGAATTAGGTCCAATGTCCGATGTGTTAAAAGACATATCGTCCATATCACCCATTGCCATTGCTGTTTCGTTTAGCATATTAGCCAAAGGATTGCCTGTGAAGTTAGGCTTAGGACGCACTGGTTGTGTGTTTAGTGTGCCTGGTACAGCCATTTTAGGTCTCTTTGATTCTTTTATAACCTCTTTAGGAGTGCTTGAGGATTGAATCTCCTTTAAAATGGCAGGCATTTCTTGACGGATCGCATTTACGACCTCTTCCCTGATCAATTTCTTTAGTAATTCTAATTGGTTACTTTTTGCCATATCCTATAAATATTGATTTTATAATATTCCTTTTTATCTAATGTTTTGAGTTGAATCAGATTTTCCTTGTTGAGAGTAATAAGATCCACCACTTCCAGCATAACTTACAGAACCTCCGCCTCCAGCGCCACCACCTGTTGCAGAAGTAGAAGATTGAGCTGCTTGATTTGTATTGTTTACGGGTTGACCGCCTTCTAATTGTTTTATTTCAGCTTCTAATACTTTTATTTCTTTTTCGTTCTTTTCTATTTTTGGATCTAAAAGTTTCTTTGCCGCCGCAAAAGCTATTGGACCTAAAAGTAATGCCGCAGCTCTTTCTTTTTTCCAATTAGATATCTGTTCTTTCAAGTCAGATATTTTATTTTTCTTTTCTGCAATGGCCGCATTATTCTTTTGCCTGTTGGCTAATTTTCCCGAATATTTTCCAGCAGGATCAGTTTGCTTTAAGTTATTGGCGAGATCAGAAGAGGCTTTAGCCATCATCTTTCTCATTCTCTTTCTTAGTTTCTTACCGCCCTTAATACTATTGATAAATCCATTGATACCTAAACCTTCTGGCGGATCTTCGTCTTCACTATCAGGATCATCGTCTCCAGTATCAAAATTCATAAATTCTATGTCGTCTATGCTAAGATCTTCGTTTGTTAAGAAGTTCATAGACTCTTCCATTACTGAAATATCGCTAGCAGAAAAACCAGAGAAACCTAAATTTGGTTGATTTCCTCCTGATTCTGCTTTTTGACCTTCTAAATTATTTTGTTTTCTTCTTGCATCTTCTGATAAGAACGATTCCAAACTCTTTCCATAATCGTCTCCTCCAATATTCGTTATCATAGAGTCTAATCCAGTTCCATTTCCATCAAAGCTAGCATTAGAAATTGGAATATCTAAAGGAGTTCCATTAGCGCTAGTGCGATTAATAGCTGAGGATTGATTGTTTGATGCAATACCTCCCAAACCAAGAGCTTGAGTAGATCCTCCTGCTTGATTAATATTTTGACCTTGCTTAGAAGCCGCTAAATCTCCAAGCCCTGTCATCAAAGGACTCGTAAGACCGGAAGCTCCAGACCCTCCATTTGCATTAGTGCCGCCTAAGCCGTTTATCATTACGTTAGCTTTTTGAGCGTATCCAAGAGCATTAGTATTAACTAACCCTAAAGCAAGCAATTTGGCTTTTACTTCCGCAACAATTATTTTATCATCAGAAGCGTAAGTAGCATCTGATTGTGTGGCTAATATTCCCTTTTGATCTATAGCTATACCGTAACGTCTTCTTAATCTTATTTCTGTGTCTACTGATTCTTCTGTTAATATCTCTATAGTGTAAGGTCCAAATTGATTATTTTTAGAATTCTTTTTATTAAAGTAATTGTTTAAAAACTCTAAAAGTCTAAGAGCTCTATCTCTTAAAAGATCTCTAACGTCTTTAAATTCATTCATTAAAGCTGGATCTATATAAGTTCCGTTTCTTCTTGCGTTTAATTCACTAGCATCAGGAGTAACACCAATTACGCCAAATCCGTTTCCGCTTGCGTTAGCATCTAAAACTCTACCAGAAATATTAGTCCCGGATTGCTCGTTTCCTCTTCCTCTGTTGTTATTAAGACCGCTTGCGTTACCTCCTCCAGCTCTACCGCTGGCTCCTCCACCAACTCCTCCAGCTCCTACTCCTGATCTATTATTTGGATTTATGTTTGTACCTCCTCCCGCTAATTGATCTAAACCGTATTGATCTAATTCTGTTTGTAGTGTTGATGGATCTCCCAATAAATCGTTTGGATCTGAGTAACAAGACTCTATGTTGAAGATTAAAGCAGTAATTTTTTCTACTAAAGTGAATAACTTAGTTACTAAACTTCTTAAGAATCCTATGATAGTTTGTAAAAGCTGATTTATTTGTTTTAATCTTTTTAAGAAGAATAAAAAGCCTTTCTCTTTTACGATCTCTTGTAAAGTATCAGATGCAACTGTAGTTACACCAACTGATGTAAATACATTTGGAATAGGAACTCCTAAAAAGAACTTTCTTAAAATCCAAAATACTTTTACTAATAACAAGAATAAAGATATAATATTACTAAAGAACGAAATAATCCTAAGTATTTGATTCGCAATTCTTATAATCACTCTACATACATCTATAATAGTTTTTAAGAAAGGAATAATTTTTTTTGGATCTATTATTTTAGAAATCATTTTAATGAACTTAGAAATTCTACCGTCCAAAAATCTATCTGCTAAGTTGATTGCTCCACTAACTGTAGTTAAATTTTGTATAGATATTGCTATAGTTCTAATGTCGTCTATTTTCTTTAACGCTTTTTGTACGTCTTGACTTGGGAAATTTCTAACGTCAGAATATTTGTTAAAAACTCTATAAACGTCTTCCATAAAATTGGAAAACAGCTGTAATTCAGGAAACGCCGCAACTAGTTCTGCGTCTCTTAGTCCATTTGTACTCAATAATTCTCTAGCCGCTTGAACTTGAGTGTTGCCCTGCAAAGAATCTCTAAAAGACAAACCTGATGCTTCTTGTTCTATCTGTTGTTCTGGGCTAAGTACTTGTTCTGGAGGAATTCCTAAAACTTCTTCTAGTATTGTTCTTACTTTTTTTATTAATCCTACTAAAGCGTTTTTCTTTTTAGATGTAGTATTATCTCCATACAAAGAATAGAAGTCATCTATTAGCACTTGTACTTGATAGGCCTTTAGTTGTATCTCGTATTTTTTTCTAGCTAAAGGATCCGTTATGGTTTCTGGATCTACGTTAGGATCAAATGTTTTTCCACCCGGTATTTGATTCAATGCATATTCTAGAATGTTACACATATCAACTTCTAGTAATTTATCCATTACGTAGAATATGCCCTTGTCCAAAGTCTCTTTAAAACCAGTCATTGGATTAACAGCGTCTGATTCTTCTGCTGCAGCAATTTCAAATTTACCGTAGAAGAGATCGTCCATCTTTGCTCTTATTTCATTGATGGCTTTTCCCGCAACTATAATAGCTTTCTCTATACCAGGTTCGGCTGTGCTTTCGTTAGCTGTTAATATATTTGTATTAGACGTTAGTGTATTAATCGCCTTTTGATCATCTGCTGATAATTTTTCAAAGTCCGTCTTAGGCCTTATGTCAGGAGCCGTTTTAGGAGGCAACTGCGTTATCGGTTTGATTGTTAGATTATCTCCCATTATTTAGTGTATACTACTTTTGAAAGATTAAATGCTTGTCCAGGATTTGTGCCTCCACCAGTTACCTCGTTGTTGATTGATTTAGCCGTTTTAGCCACTAAAGGACCTGTTGATGCTAATAATTGCATAGAAGCAGGAAGATTAGACTCCGATACTTTTCCTAGCGCGTCTCCTAACTCTATTAGCATTTCGCTCAATCTAATTAGGATTTGATTTGTTTTATAACCCAATAAAACTGGTTCTAATCCAACCATATTATCTGGAATTATTTTATTTCCCAGACTAATCTTAGGCGCGTCTATATAAACTTCTGCGTTAGCGTCTATGTGTACTTCACCACCAGAAGATATACCTACATTCTTTTTACCTAATAAAAATACAGAATCCGATTTAGCGTGTACAATAACTCTACCGCTACTTACAATTATCTGCTTGCCTTTATATGGAAATTCTGGAACGTACATTATGTATTTCTTATTGCTGTTGAATCTTGTTGTTGTGCTGATAAAATATCGTTAGAAGTAGGTGCTTGTTCTATTTCTAATATTACTTGAGATTGTTTTGATAAACCTTTTCCATAAGATCTAAATGGAAAATTAACAACATCTTCTAAAACTATTTTTTGATTAGAAGTTAAATATATAGAAGAATCGTCTTTATTAATGTCCTCTATAGTTGCTGCAAAAGGATCTGTATCTACGGGTTGGCCTTGACCATTTCTAATAATAGTTATAGGATCACCGGTGGTTCCAACTTCTGACCAATAATTTAAAGCTCTTAATCCTTTTACCGTGCTTCCAAATCTTATTGATTGACCAAATCTTGATTCTAATATAATATCTCCTTCGAAAGGTCTTAAGTTCTTTATTCTTTCGTTCTCTATAAAAGTTCTACCAAGAGGAAGTCTAAAAGCTAGTGTATCTGTTTTGCCTTGAAACTCTGGTCTTGAGCTTGCTTTGCTTATGTATTGACCGTACTCTTCCATATTAGGAAAAGCGTTGTGATTAACTCCATTCCACAAAGCATAAGGAGGAAAATAGAAAAGCTGTTTAGCATTAAAGTCGTTGTTCAAATCAGGAGATGGTCCGCTCATGATTAAAACTATTTCGCCCAATAAAGGGTATTGTTTTATAAAGCTAAATATTGGGAATGCAGGTTCTGTTACCTCTTTTAATTTGGATTCAGAAAGATTAGAGTACATTACTTCGTATCTTATTTTACCCACATCTTTCCAACTAGTAAAGTCAGGGTTTGGTTCTAATACGTCTCTAACCGCAGGAAGTCCATCAGGAGAAACAAAAGCTTGTATAGATCTAGTGAAAGGTCCTTGCACTATGGATTTAACTCGACCAATTATGAAGTATTGGCCAAATTTACCCGTTTTATCGGCTTTAAAATTATTACCGAATATACTCATTATGCGCTAGGTAATTGTTTTTTAGGAGCCATTGAAGTTACTTCGCTCATTAATTGCTCAATATCTTTCTCTGACAAAAGGCCTCCATCTTCTACAGATTTGTCTTTTGCGTCAGCAGATTTTTGGAATGCACTAAGAATTTTCATTAGCACCTCATCGTTCTTAAGACTAGAATCCAATAGACCTTTGATCATTGGCATAAGAACTATAGCATCGCCAGGACCATCAATCATATCAGCTAGACGTAGTATTTCAGACTTTATCGTAGAATCTTGGGACTTGTGTTTATTGTAAACCTCTTCCACCAATTGCGCCAAAGTCTTGCCAGGGAAGATTTCCTTTTCTAGTTCCATAGGATTTTTTAAATAAATATTACTGGTCTACGTTTTCAATATGGTGATCTAGCACCTCCTTATATATGGTTTTGAGCTTCTTAATAACCTTTGTAATGGTATTAGATTGGCAGTCAGTGATCTCTTTTATGTATATAAAGAGAGCCTTTTTATTGAATATGTCTATGTTATCTCGCTTCTTAAACACTTCTAAGATAGCGTCTGCAACCTTAATTTCGCCTTCTTTGTCAAATAGTTCAATTAGGTTATCGTCAACATATTTTATGAATTGATCTATTACAGAAACTCTATTAATATCAGAGGATTCTGGTTCTAGGATTAAAGTTTCATGAGTACTATTGGCGTTATCAATCTCTTCTACTTGTATCTTAGAAACCATTTTTTTGTAGTTCTTTTGATTGTAGATAATCAAATATCTTTTAGCAATGGTACCAAAATAAGAGTATGCTTTACCTTTTGATTGATCGTAAAGGTGCAATTTTTGTAAAAGAAAAGAAATAACTTCGTACTTAAGATCTTCAATATTATCTACTTCTGTGTAATAAAACTTAAAAGTGTGGATAATATTCTCTGCTAATTTATAAAACGCGTAGTGAATCTCTTTGTTATAAATTTGATTTGCTACTGCTTGATTAGGAGCAGCACGATATCTTAAGATTGCCTCTTCAGTTTCAGAAGTAAAGTAGACATTCTTGGTTTTTGGTTTTCTTTTTCTAGGAGTGCCTTTAATTGTAAGGCCCATGTCCTGTTCTGCTTCAACTATTAAGTCTTCTGCCATGGTTTATTTTCTCCCTGTAAATTGTTGAACGCGTAATTGAATTGCTTTAATTGTTTCAAATAGAGATAACAACTCTGGATCTGATTGAACCCACATCGTCATGTCTATTTTATTTACTAAGCCGTTAAACTCGTCTAATAAAGACATTGTATCGTTTACAAAGCCGCTTTGATTAAGTACGATCTCTTCTAAACGTTTATTTTTTCTATATAAATTGTATACTATAGCGCCAAAGATTGTAACGAACCATAATACTAGTGCAATTGTTCCAGTCATTTTATTTTAAATTTGTGTTTCTACTCTCGAAGCCATTAAATCGGCTTGATGAAGTATGTAAGGTAAATTAGATTTTAATTCAGAGTCAGAACTGTACGTAATGTAATACGGCTTATTTGCTTCTTCGTACAATCCATCGTGTAATTTGATTGCCAAGAATTCATTTTCGCTAACAGAAATACCAGCTTCTTGTAAATAGAATAAACTTCTATCTGCAATTCTCATATGAGTGATCTTGCTATTGTATTTAAAGTGTGCTCCTTGTTTCTCTACATGCCAAGAAGAGTCGTTAGGAATATAGAAAGGCTCTTCGTTAGTGCCCAATTTACCTAGGTCATGATTAATTGCAGAGAATACTAATTCTTCAATGGTATAATCTTTCTTCTGACCAAAGCGTTCCCATACTTTATCCATTACTAAAGCTGCTTCAACTACTCTATTAACGTGTTCAACGTAACCTCCTGGAAAACAATTGTGATGTGCTAATTTGGTAGAGGCTGGACTAATAGCTAGAGTTACTTCTCTATTCTTATAGAATTCCAGTAAGGCATCTTTTCTATCAGACGTAATGTACTTGTCAATGTATCCGTAAAACTTCTGTAAGTTCTCAAGGATTTGCTCTTCTGTTAATTTTTTCATAACTTTTATTTTTTTTAATTAAGCTTCGTGCTCAGTGTTGATTAAGTGTTGGATCTCATTTATCTTTTCTTGCATTCTTTCTAAAGTGTCTTTTAACTCTTGTGGAGGACGCAATTGGGAAATTTGTGAATTTTGGTACATTATCATGTTTACCAACTCACTTAATTTTTTAGTAACTAGTTCTTTGTATCTCATATTTTTAATTTAATCTTTTTGTATCGCATCTATGATATTATCTATCGAGTACATGCCCATCGTGGTTATATTCTCAGATATTATTTTTATTTTTCCTATGTCATTGTACTTTTCGGCGATGTAGAATATCTTGCCTTCCTTATTAACCATTGGGTACATATCCACTCCAGTAACATTTTCTATATTATCACACATATTTGGATAATCTTCGCAAGGAATCGCATCGTACTCGATTTTTAAAAGATCTAAAGTTGACTTTAGTTTTTTACATTTATCGCAACCTTCTAAAAGGTATACTTCTAGTTTAATCTTTTTCATAATCGTCAAATTCAGGATCTAATGACTTCATTGTTTCTATCCACAAGAGTTTTTGTTGATCAGACATATTTTCAAATTGCATACTTAGATATACGTACAACGCCTGTATCTCTTCCTTTGTTAGATCTTGTTTATTTTCTTCCCCTATGTTTAGTAGTTTTGATAAGTCCATGTTTGTCTGCTGTTTTTCCCCCTGTAGTAGAAGGTCTTAAAAATAATTATTCTATAGGACAATAAAAAACTTAAGTTCTAAGTGTGCTCAACAAAGATTAAATTTTTTTATTAAACATATTTTTTGTATATTAGATTCATGGAGAACGAACAGTTAGTATTGGGACTTTTGGAGTCTGTACTTGGAAAGGGAAAACCCGACAAGAACAAGAAGGATCACGTGTTCCATTGCCCAATATGTAATCATAAGAAGCCGAAGCTAGTGGTAAACGTTTCTAGCGGTCAATACAACTGTTGGACCTGCCATCCACCTACGAAAGGCAAAACTCCTGTATCTCTATTTC